TGGTGGGTGATGTAGGGCTCGAACCTACGACCCGCTGATTAAGAGTTGTGCGCGACATCAACGATTTCAACGGGTTGTAAAAATGCTTGCCGCCAAATGCGGTCGAGAGCCATCGTTGGGCGCGCGGCGCCGCTGCGTCAAGCGAGAAGCTGGTTGACCAGGATCTGCCGCGCGCTGGCGTAGGCCGCGGCCGAAGCCGCGTCGGCCGCGTCTGTCAGGATCCCGCCGACATACGTCAGCTTCATCCGCAGCGTGGTGCCGGCGGCCGTCGTGCCCAGCATCGACAGCGGGCTTGCCGTTTGCGCCACGGACGCCTGGGTGCCGGAGGTCACCGCCAACCCGTTCCGACGGTAGGCCCATGCGGTTGACGTCGTGCGCCGCAGCAGGTGCCGGCCGACCGCCGAAACCGTCGCGTTGGTATCCGATCCAGTGTTGACGCGCAGCGTGGCTTGCGTCGCCGTGGCGCGCGCCACCATGCGGAACCCGGAGAAGTTGCCGGCGACGAGGCAGGACGTGGTTTCCACGTTGTCCGCCTGCAGGATGTCGAGGCTGACCGCGGCGGCGTCTCGCTGGAAGTTTTGGCCAGCCGCGTTGCCGACGAAGCTCGGCCACAGGATGCGGCTTCCGGGCGCGCCGTCGCCCTGGAAGCCGCCGCCGGCGGTCCAGGCCACGTTGCCTTCGATCACCGCGTTGTGGTTGCGCTTCAGCCCGCGCAGCGACCATTGCGGCGTCGGTCCCTCCATGTAGGGCTGCTCGTCCGCCGTCGCCCAGCTGCCGCCGGCCTTCAGCGCCTTGATCAGCCGATCGATCTGCGCTTCGACCCCCGGCGTGATCACCGATCCGTCGAGGCCGGCAGCGACGCCGGCGGCGATGAACGCCGTGGCGTCGGCGTCCTGGTTGCCGATCACCATCAGCGTCAGCGCGCGCCGCCGATACGCCACGGGGTTGCCTTGCGTCGCGTCTCCGGGCAACGGACCCACGGTCAGGCCCATGTGGCATTGCCACGTCCAGGGCTGCGCCGGGTTGCGGTACGGGCCGGTTCCGAGAATGCCGTACACCGCCTGCAGCTCGACCGGGTGATCGGCGTCGACGCCCACGGCAAGGCCGGATTTGAGGCGCAGGCGGCGCTCGCCCGCGACCTCCACAATCTCGAACTTGTCGTCGGGATCGCTGAGGATCGACCAGAACGCCGTGCCTTCGGCCTGGTCGTGCGCGTGCGTCAGGGTCAGCACGTCCGTACCGGCGGGCGTGCCGTCGGCGGCGGCGCCGCCCTGGAAGCCCGGCCGCCACGTGGTGCCGATGGTCAGCTGCGGCCAGGCCGGCGACACCTCGATGGTGATGTCGGTGAGCCAGTGCAGGTTCGATTGTCCTTCGCGACGGAACAGCGGCGTTCCCGCCTGCACGTTGATCCACCGCCAGTCGAAGATGCGCAGCGTCTGGTTCGTCTTGCTTTCGCTGCCGTAGAAAATCTCCTGCGCGCTGGACGGCAGGATGTCCGTGCCCGGCGCGGGCACCCAGCTTTTCTGGCAGGCCACCGGCGGCATCTTGGCGGCCGCGACCGTGGTCCAGTGGTACCATTGCGGGCGCGTGTGCTCGTAGGTCGCGCCGGTCATGAGGAGAAAGTAATGATGCCGGCGCTTGGGGTCCGAACCTTCCGTGCCGGGCACGGTGCACGGATTGATCACCGCCTCGTCGAACGTCGGCGTCACGCGGCCGCTGCGCGTCCAGTCCTTGATGCCGATGTTGTTGTTCCAACTCACGGTGCGACGCCAAGGGATGCCTTGCGTCTTGCGGTCCCATCCGCCGTCGGGATGCAGCGTGGTCCCCATGTCCCAGAATTGGCCCTGGTTGATGTTGCCCACGCTGTCGTCGTCGAGGTCCCCGCCGTCGCCCTGGGCGAACCCGGATGGCGGGGCCATGATGTGCGCGCGGGAGAAGAACCCGAACACGCGAATGTCGTTGGTGGTGTCCCCCGGCGGCGGACTGGGCGGATTGTCCTCGACGAACGAGGGGATCGCCGCGATGCCGGCGGGATTGTTGCCGAGCTGGTTGACGCTTCGGCCGTCAGACGAGCTGTCGATGACTTCGACGTCGCGGCAGTTGCGCAGGGTGAGAAGGTTCTGCGCGGTCCAGTCGCCCGGGCAGTTGATCACCCGCAGGCCGTCGATGCGCGCCTTGCCGGGGTTTTCGAAGTTGGGCGTCCAGTCGCACTGGATGTACCGGTAATAGTTCGATCCCGGGCAGTTCTCGATCTCGAGGTCGTACACGACCTGCGCCGGCGCGCCCACGGCGACGCTCGGCACGAAGGCGATGGCCGAGCGAAAGTTGTCGAAGCGGAACCCGCGGATCGTGATGTTGTCGCAGCCTTGGCTGAGCCGGAAACCGAACGAGCCGGATTGGTCGGTGCGCGGCGGCGCGCCGCGGCCGCCGTTGATGCGGATCGGCGCGCCTTCGACGCCATTGGCGTCGCAGCTGCGGATGATCGTGCGCGTGTTGCCCTTGCCAGGATAGCCGGGTCCCAGGAACACGCCGTTCGAGCCGCCGAGGATCGAATACTCGCCGAGATCGTTCCGCACGTTGATGCGGATGATCTTGCCGTTGGCGGCCGCCATGGCCTGGGCCTGCATGGCGGGAATCTGGAACAGGCTGGCGCGCGCGTTGGCGGCGCTGCTGCCCGATCCGTCGCCTTGCGCCGTGGGCGCGATCCAGCGGTCTTCGTAGGGGATGGGCGCGACCCCTGCGTCCTGCAGAGCCACGGTCACGTCGCCGCCGACCGGCATGCCGGTGACGACCAGGCTTTTGAGCACCGGCGCGCCGGCATGCGCCGCGACGACGAGGATGCCGTCGCCGACATGCAGCCGCGCGCGGGCAAAATTGAAATACCCCGGCGCTTCCACCGTCGCCGCCGCGTCGTCGGTCGCGTAGACGTAACGGTCCACCATGTGGCCGCGCGGCCGCCCGTCTTCGCCGCCCACTGGTCCCGTTGAGATGCGCCGCAGCGCGCGCACGGCCAGCATCACGCGCCTCCCTTGAACCGATGCGCCAGCCGCTCCATCGCTTCCATCAGGCCGACGAGGCCGATCACCGCGCCGACCAGGAGGATGACCGCCCACCGCATCAGCCGGCCCACGGTCAGCATCGATCGGATCATGTGCACGCCCTCGGTCAGCGTCCGCACGTCCTGCGGCGCCATGCGCTCCAGCCACACGCGCACGTCCTCGGGCAGGTCGGCGTAGCGCTCGACCACGCGGCGGTCGTGCTCCTCGCTCATCGGCTCCAGCATCGCGCCGCGATCCCCGCTTCGCGCGCTTCAGCGCGGGCCCATGCGTCGGTCGCCTGCGCAAGCTCGCCAGCGAGCAGCCTGCAGGTCGCCGAAACGGCAGCGCCCCGTGGCGTCGTCCCACAGGCCGCCGTCGTCACGGCAAGCGCGCACGCAAGCGCGCGCGCGGTTGACCGCGTCCACCTCATCCCGGATCTCCTCGATAGCGTCTTCCCGGCCGATGGCGCGCTGGCCGTCGACGATGATCACGGCCACGCGATAGGCCGCCAACGCAAACACGGCCGTCGCGGCGGCCATCAGGCCCGCGCGCCAGCCGATCACAGCCCGGCCTCGCGCCGGTGCCGCAGCCGCTCGCGGATCGTCCAGGCGGCCGCGGCCACCACCAGCGCGGCGCTGATGACGGCCACGGTCTGCCACGGCACGCCGGCGAGCGCGGTCACCACGGGCGCCCCGATGGCGCTCAGCATCGCGCCGATCTGGCTCCACACCGTGGTCGACGTCGCCGGCGGCTTGCCGGCCGGCGCCGCGTCCACCACGTCGGCCGGCACGGGCTTGCGGTCGAACGCCTGGCGCAGCGCGTCCTCGAACGCCCGGGCGTAGCCGGCGATCAGTTGGGCGCGGTCGCGTCCGTTGACAATCGCCCGCGCGCCCTCGAAATCGAACGAACCGACGCCGAACTGGAATTCCGCAAGCCGCTTGCCCGTGAACCAGCCGTCGCGCATGCCCTCGAACAAAATGCGCGCGGCGATGCCCGGGCGCAGCGCGAGATCCGGCTCCAGCACCAGGTCGATGCCGAGCCGCAGGCCGGCCTTGGCGTAGTTTTCCCGCCAGGTCAGCTGCACGTAGCCGCGGCCGTAATAGGTTTGCCCGGTCTGTTCGTCGCGCACGCCGTAGCGCCGGCCGCGGCCGCGGCCGATCTCGCGCACCGGCTGCATGGTGTGCGCCGTCTCGTGATACGCCGTCGCCAACACGTAGGCGGCCATCGGCAGCGACAGATCCGCGTAGCTCGACCGCCAGAGGCCGACAAGGACGTTGAGGCCGTCGACCGCACGCTGCGGCAGGCCGTTGCGCCACAGCGAGCGTCGCAGCTCGGCGAACAACACGGTCATGTTGATGGGGTCGGCCATGATCACAGCTCCAGCGGTGCGACGAGCCAGCGCTGCACGCCGGCGTGATAGGCGATCAGCAGCATGGCGTTTCCGACGCTGACGAGGTTGGCTCCGGTCATGCTGCTGAAGCGCCGTTCGGGCACGAGTTCGCTTGCGCTTTCGTGCTCGATGGTCATCACCTGGCCGCTCATATTGACGAGCAGAGCCACCTGCCCGTCGATGCCCGGCAGCATCGACCGCAACGTGAACGCGGCGGTCGGGCCGGTGATGGTCACGAACGCGGTGGAAGGCGTCGCCAGCGAGCCGGAGACGCCGTTGGGCAGCGCGCGATCGAGCCTCGTCAGCTGCAGCCCGCCGAACGTGTTGCGGCCGGTCCAGACATTGTCGGCCTGCAGGCGATCCACCCGGCCGGCGTGCATGGCCGCGTTGAAGTAGCGGTAGCCGAACGTCTCGAGGCCGATCGACGAGAAGTGCAGCGTGTCCAACATCGGCAGGTCGTGCGCCCGCGCCAGCGCCATGCGCGGGTCGGCCGCCGCCAGCCACTCGAGATCGGGATTGCGGCTGTCGGTGGGGTTGCCGCCGCTGGTGCCCCCATGGGCGAGCTCGCCCAGCACGATCCGCGTCGCGGGGCCGATCACGCGCGCGCCGGCGAAGTCGACGTTGGGCGTGCGAAACTCGTTGAAGAGCGTCTGGAACCGCGCGCGGTATTGCGCCGAGGTCGAGACGCCGTCGCGGTCGCCTTCGCCCTGATGCCACAGGAAATACTCGGGGACCGAGATGCCCCAGCTCGCGAGCTGCGGCGAGGCCAGCGCGTCGCGCACCGCCGCATACAGCGACACGTACATGGCGCCCGTCGCGCCTGGCACGCCGCCGCCGCCCGGTCGCCACTGGGCGATCTGCTGGCCGCCCTGGGCGGCGTTGACGAGATAGACCGGCTGGCCCGTCGCGCGCCGCAGCGCCCGGCAGAACGTGTAGAACAGCTTCAGGTCCACCCCGAGGAACGGCCAGTCCGGGCTGTCCGGGCCGGCCTCCTTCCAGCCGGTGGTCTGCCCGGGGCCGGGGATCTGCTCCCACACGAAGACGCCCGGTTCGGTGGAGAGGTCGCCCGCGGGCGGCGCGGTCAGCCCGGCGTTGCTCTGCCCGGTGCTGATCACGAACAGCGGCCGCGCCGCCGGCGAGACGGCCGTGAGGTCTTCGACGGTCAGGATGCGCTGCTGCAGCGACGCGCTCAGCTTGGCGAACGTCACCGTACCATCGCCGGGCACGGCAAGCGGCGCGCTGCCGATCGCGCCTGCGATCGGCCGTCCGTCGCCGTCGAACATCAGCTGTCGGTTGGCGCGCGCCTGCGCCGGCGGCAGCGTCGCGCCGGCCTCGCCATAGGGCAGGGCGATGACGCGGCGGCCGAGATCGTCGATGTCGCGCCGCAACTCCTGATCGGTCACCGTCTGCCGGTCGAGCTCGCGCTCGAGGCTCGACGCGCGGATGACGCCGGCGAGCGTCACGTCGCTTGAGCGCTCCGCGGCGCGCAGCCCGCGCACGATGAGAAGCCCGCCCGCGGCGAGGCCCAGGCGCTCGATCGTAAAGCCGGACGGAGCCGCGCCGGTCAGCGCGATGCGGCAGGTCGAGGTGATGTCGGCGAAGGCGGACGCGGGCGTCGGCGCGTAGTCGATGCGCACGTCGCGCACGTCGTAGATCTTGACGTCGATGGGGCCGAAGGTGCTTTGCCCCGGCGCGATGGCGATCGTGCGGGCGCGCGTGTCTCGCGGAATGGGTGTAGCCTGGCTCATGCGCGCCCTCGGATGGACCCGCATGATGCCTTGGCGCGCGCTGCGTTAATCGGGCAGGGCGGCGCTCCAGTCGGGCGCGCGGCGCGGCGCGTCGGCGCCCGGCGGCCAGTAGAAGCGCTGCCCGCGCCGGCGCAGCTCGGCCTCGCGTCGTCGCCACGCGCGATAGGCGTTGGGGTCGGCCAGCAGCTGCAGCCGGTCGAAGATCATGCGCTCCATCACGGGCTTCACGAACCACGGCTGCGGGGTGTAGCGGCGCGCCAGCCGCACCGCCGCCCGCCCCGCGTTGGCGTCCTCCTCGAGGAGGTTGCGCGGGTTGGCGACCGTGGCGACGTCGGCCAGAAGTCCGCCGATTGGCCCGGCAAGGCGCGCCGCCGTCTCAGCGCCAAACTTGGTTTCTTCCGCCAGCACGTAGTCGCCCCAGAAGCCAAGCGCGCCGCCTTTGACCAACGCCGTCAGCCAGAAGTTGGCGTCGTCCATAGGCCTGGGATCGCGCCCCTTGCGCACCTCCGCCAGCTGCACCGCCAGCGCGCCGCCAATCGTCAGCGCAAGGCCGGCCGACACTGCGAACGCCGCGCCGCGCGCGCGCCCCTCCGCGGTCTCCAGCGCCACCGCGCGGATCAGCGACATCAACACAGAGACAGGATAGCTGAGATAGGCCGTGGCAGACCGAACGCCTTCGCCCGCGATCGTTCCGGGCTTGGTGCCGCCCGTCAGCGCCGCGCGCACGCGCTGCGTGCCCTGCGGCACGGCCTCCTCGACAAAGCCGTGCAGCGCCTCCGAATACCGCAGGCCGAGATCGAACAGCGCGCGGTCGTCGCCGGCCGCGCGCATCACGTCGATCGGGCGCAGCATCATGCCCGCTTCGCCGTGGTCGACGCCCGGCGTCGCGCGGATCCTGTCCCAGTCGGCGTCATTGATGCCGAACCCGCGCAGATGCCGGGCAAAGCGCTGATCGGCGTTCGATCCTTGATCGAGATCGGCGAGCGTGCGGCCCGCGACGTCGCCGGCCTGAAACATGAACGCCTGCGCGTTGGCCCTCCGGTTGGCGTTGGTCCAGGGCGTCAGCAGCGTCCACTGGAACACGCGGTCCGGCACCCATTGCGTCAGCTCGCGCGAGGACGTGGTGAGGCTGGCCTGCGCCACCTCGAACCGCAGCATGGCGAGCGCGTCCTCGATGATGACGCCGGAGCGCTGCACCTCGCGGCGCGAGGCGGTCGAGAACAATTGTCGCGTGATCTGCGGGATCCAGTCCAGCCGGCGCATGCCCGCGAACGTACGCGCCAGCGCCGACTGGAACGGATCGGTCGCCATGGCCGTCAGCGCCGCCGACGAGAGATGGATGCCGGTCAGCACGTTGCGCAGCCCCTGCATGGCGTCGGCCGCGACCAGATTTCCGACGCCGACCGATCCGTTGACCTGATCCCACAGCCGGCGCATGAGATAGGCGTTGCTGCCGACGCCGACCGGCGCGCCGGCGCGCTTGACGCCGCGATAGAGGCTCTCCTGTCCGACCAGCGCCTTGGCCGCCTCCGCTTCGATCACCTGCTCCATCCAGGTCACCGTGGCCGACGGATTGGGTCCGAGGATCTCCAGCGCCGCCACGTCCTTGGCCATGCCGCGCAGATGCTCGATCATGGCTGCGAAGACGTCGTCGCCGCCATACGCGCGATTGTAGGCCCGCCAGGCGTCGGCGTCGCGAAAGTGCAGGAAACGATGCTCGGCGCGCTGGCTTGAGAGCGCGCCGCGGCCGGCGACCGCGCGCGAGGGCAACCTGTCGATGACGCCGTTGGTCACGATGGTGTCGAAGACCTCGCCGAGCACGTGCTCGAGCCGCGACGGCGCAAACGGTTGACCCGTGGTTTCATCGATCATCCGCGCGACGTCCAGCAGCGGCGTGATGTCGGCGATCCATCGCGTGCGGCCGGCGCGCGCCAGCGCCGCCCCCTCGTGGCGCTGCGGAAACCAGCCGTCCAGCTTGGCGATGCGCCCGCCCGCCGCGTTGAACATCTGACGAAACTCTTCGGCGACGCCCTGGAACGCCTCGAGAAACCCACGCGCCGCAGCATCGCCGGACGATCCGGGCTTGAACGCCTCGTCGACCATGGCGGCCATGCGCGGCCGCCCGTGTCGCCGGCCGGAAATGGCTTTGCGCCGGAACGCGTAGAGCATCTCCTCGAGGCGGCCATGGGCATAGCCGGTCAACGCGTCGCGACGACCGACGACCGAGGGCGCGCCGATCATCGAGAGGTTGCGGTTCTCGATCACCGCCATCATGGCGTTGGTGACGTCGGCCGCGCCGTTGCGCCGATGCGCGCGCGCCACCTCCATGATGTCCTTGGCGCGCGCGTCGGCCAGACTTGTCAGCCAGCGCTTGCGGGCGGCTTCGTCCTTCAGGTGCTGCACCAGCGCCGCCTGCGCGGCGGCGCGCGGGTCGGCCGCGCCGCTCTTGGCGTGCGCCGCCACGGCGTCGTCGAACGCCGCTCCTAGACGTTCGGCGTCCGCCGCGGCGAGAGCGCCTTGCGCCACGGCGCTGGCGAGGCACTTGCGGATCGACATGGGCTACTCCGGCCGGCAAGAGGCGACGAGATCGCCGAGGAGCTCGTCGGCCTCGGCCAGCGCCTCCGCTTCGGCGCGGCTTAGGACGACGGCGTTTCCGTCGCGGTCGACGAAGGGGATGCGCGCGTCGATCGGCTCCGTCGCTCCGCCAGGAAGCGGAACTTGGTCGCGAGGCGCGTCAGCGCCTCCGCCTTGTGCGGCGTCGTCGCCGCCAGCCGCATCGCCCGGTCCGCCTGCGCGTTCAGCCAGTCCGGCGTCACCTTGCCCTTCATCGCCCCATTCTCCCGGCCAGTCGTCGCCCGACGCTCTCACGTCGGCGCGGAATTCGTCAATGTCATCGGCCTGCATGATGGCGGCGCGCTCCAGAGCCTCGTCGAACGTGCCGACTTTGCCGCGCAGCACCAGCTGGGCCGCCGCGTCTATGTCCTCGCGCAGCACCCCGACGTCGAGACCCGCCGCCTCCCAGTCCGCCGTCACCGCCGCCGCTTCTTGCTCCACGCGCGCGATGATGTCCTGAGGCCGCGTCATGTCGCCGGCGTCCAGCAGATAGACCGCGCGGTCGCGCGCGTCGGCGTCGATCAGATCGAGCAGATCCGAAATCGTGGCGCTCGGCGTCATGCCGGCGCGCTCGTCGGCGTCGAAGATGAACATCTCGTCCTTGGCGAGCCGCAGCGCTTCGTCGAGCGTCATGGGCCGGCGATCGACGGGCTTGTCGAAGCCTTGCGTGCGCAGCAGCCGGCCGCGCCCGGGCACGAACGGATTGCCGCCCAGCATGATCCGCAGCGCGGGCGCGTCGCGAAGGCCCCGGCGCGCCAGGACCTGCAGAAGCCGTTGCGGGCGCGGACCGTTGGCGGCGGCCGCATCGATGGCCGGCTGGGACATGCGCAGGATGGTGGCCTGCACCACGCCGCGCACGTAGGCTTCGTCGGCGATGGCCTCGCGCGCGGTCGCCGCGCTGCCGGGGCGACGGTCGATCAGCGCGCCGATCATGGCCGCCTGCGCCGCCGGATCGTCCGTCGCGTCGGCCGCAAGCGCCGCCGCGGCCGGAGCCACGCCGCCCTCGCGCGCCAGCGCGGCCGCTTCGGGCTTGAGGCTCGCCAGCCGGCCGAGCAGCCGCAAGCCCGCCGCGTCGGACGCCAGCGCCGATGCGATCAGCTCGGCGTTTTCGGCCAGCACGGCCGCCGCGTCGTACGGATCGCGCGCGCCGGCGACGCGCGCGTCCATCAGCGCGCGCATGGCCGGGCCGTTGTCGCCAAGGGGCGCCGGCCGAACCGGCAACGGCGCGGCGGGATCTTCGAGCGCCGCGACCGTCTCGCTCAGGCTCACGCGCGTCGCCACGGCGTCGCTTGCGCCGACGCGGTCGATCAGCGCGGCGTCCAGGGCGTCGGCCGCGGCCGCGCCATCCAAGCCCGCCTTGAGCTCGGCCGTGATCGGCTCGGGCAGCGCGGCGTCGAGGCGCGCCACGTCCGCGGCGGTCGCTTGGCCGTCGAACATCCGCCGCAGCGCGGGGCCGAGCTCGACCGCGCCTTGCACCGCGCCGCCGGGCGCGGCGCCCAGCAGAAAGGCGAAGCCGACGTTCTCGATGGCGACGTCCGCGCCGGCGCGCAGGCCGAGCTGAGCGCGCCAATCCTGCACCGCCGGCTGCGCGGCGGCGCTCACGGCCGCATTGACGGCGCCTTGCGTGGCCGCCGCCGCGCCGACACGGGCCAACGCCGTGCGCCCGGCCGCGCCCGGCGCGCCAAACGCGAAGGACGCCCAGAACAGGGGATCGCGCCGCGACCCCACGACGCCGCCGCCAAGACGACCCAGCAGGTTTAAGAACGCGTTGCCGTCGCGACGCTGATCCAGCGCCTCAAGGTCGGCGTCGGCGCGCCGCGCGAGATCCTGACCGCGCGCGTCGCCGTCGGCGGCCAGTTGGCGCAGCTCCGGGCGCTGCCGGCGCAGTTCCTCGAGCTGCTCGCGGAAGATCTGCATTTCCTGCTGCAGCGTGTCGCTGGGCAGCGCCTCGCCGGGCGGCGTGCGCGCCTCGATCCAGTCGCGATAGCCGCCGCGCATGGGATTGCCAAGGCGCACGCCCGTCGCCGCAAAGACGTCGTCGATGACGGCGTCGTACCCTTCTTCGGTCGCAACCCATTCAGAAACGACGGTTTCGACCAGCCTCGTCTGCCGCTCGGTCACGTCGAAACGCTCGCCCATGGCGCGACGCGCGTCGTCGTCCATCAGGGCGAACGGAGCGCTCGGCACGGCTCCGATCACCGAAAACGTGTCTTCGATGAGGCCATAGCTGCCGTCGGGATCGGCGGAACCCGGCGCAAGCGCGGTGGGGTCGAGGCGCGTCAGCAAGGTCATCAGCGGAACGCGTCGGGCACGCGCGCGCGCAGGATCGGACCCATGCGCGCCCATTGCAGCACCCACGGCTGACCGTCCGCCCGGCGCAGCGGCCGCGGCCGACCGCGCTCGTCCATGTCCGCGAAGACGTATCCGCCCGGCACGGCCATGGGCGTCAGCCGCGCCACGTCTGCGGCCGTCGCCGCGCGGCCGCGCGCCGTCACGGGCGCGGCGTCGCCCGCGCCAAGATCGGCATCTGTCAGCGCCGCGAGCACGTCGCCGAAGCGGTCCGTCTCCACGTCCGGCGGCACGCGCACCATGGTCGCGCCGACGCCCCAACCGACCGGATCGACCATGCCGACGCCGCCGAACGTGCGACGGCCGATCGTCACCGACCCGGCGGCGCGCCGCATGGCGTCGTCCAGCAGATCCCGCGCTTCGGGCGTGCCGGGCTCCACGCCGCGGCGGGCCGCCTCCACCTCGAAATAGGCCGACGCCGCATCGACGATGCGCGCCCGCTCCGAGGCGTCGACCAGCCGATTGGCCGGCCCCACCACGGCCGCGTAGGCGGCGTCGGCGTCGGTCGATCGCGGCCGCACGGCCTTGGCGCCAGGCTGCGCGCGCTGCCGCAGGCCTTCCGCCACCTGCGCGGCGAAGCTGCGATCGCCGGTTTCGATCATCAGCGACGCGGCCTGCGCCATGGCCGGAGCGTCGTCGCCGAGCTCGGCCACGATGCGGGCGCGCTCCGCGTCCGGCGCGCCGCGCAGCAAGCCGCCCATGACGTCGAGCGCGCGATCGCCGCCGGCGTTCAGCGCGGCGACGACGCGCGGCCTTTCGTCGACGTCGAAGATCGGCACGGCGCGGCCTGTCTGCCGCGCGACGATGTCGACTTGCGCGAGGCGCGGCGCGATCTCGGCCGCGAGCCGCGTCGGGTCGTCGATCGACAACGGCGCGACGTCGCCGATGATCCCGTCGGCCGCCGCCGCGATCAGCGGTCGCTCGGCGTAGTCGCGTCGCCGACGCTCCATGTAGGCGCGGCCGTCGGCCAGCACCCCGGCCGCAGCCGCCGATACGCCCGCCCGCGAACCCATCTTGCGGTCGGCCCAGGCGATCAGACCGCCGATGGTGCGGCCGTTTCCCAGCACCGACGCGTTGGCCGCGACCGAACTGGGCTGGACCACGTCGGACGCCGCCTGCGACGGATCGGCCCGCAGCACCTTGATGGCGTCGCCCGCGCCGAGGAAATGAGCGAGATAGATGGCGCCGGGCGTGGGCGCGACGCCGGCCGCGTCGAGCCTGGCGCGGTTTTTCTCGACGTAGTGCGTGGTCATCTCGCGCGACAGAGCCGGGTCGGCGCGCAGCGCCAGGATCTCTTCGCGCGTGCGCCCTTCGGCGAGGTCCGGGCGATGCTCTTTGATCATCGCAAGCCACGTGCCGGCCACGAACTGGCCTAGGCCTTTGGCGCTCGAATTGGGGTTGCGCGCGTCGGCCCGCCCGCCGCTTTCGACGCCGATGATGCGGTCGACCACGTCGCCCTGCGCGGTGGCGGTTTCGAGCGCGCGCAGCTCGGCCTCGGCTTCGTCCAGCGGTCGCGACCGCAGGCGCTCGCGCAGCAACAGTTTGTCCCTTGCCGTCGCCATCAGCGCGTCGCCGCGCGGGCCCAGCGCGCGCGCCTCTGTTTCCAGCGCCGTCCATTCGGTCAGGGTCGGCTGGTAGCCGGCCCCGGCGCGTTGCATCAGATCGTCCAGCTTCCGGCCATAGGCCGCGAGGCGCTGGTCGCCGTCGGCCGTTAGCCGCCGCTCCTGCGTCGACAGCGCGCCATCGAGCCTTTCGACGTCTCCAGGATCGAGATCGGTCAGCTTCCCGGCCGCCAGGTCCTCGCGCAGGCGAAGACGATACGCCGCCACGTCTTCAGGCGTCGACAGCGTCTCCGCCCGGCGCTGGATCACGTCCAACCGGCTCTGCTTGCGGGCCTGAAGCTTCAGCCGCGCGCCTTGTTCGGCGCTCAGATGCCCGTCGCGGACCTGAGCGTCGATGGCGGCCGACTGTTCCGCGACGTTGCGCGCCACGAGGGCGTCGATATCCGCGCCGAATGGATCGCCGGCCAGCAGCCGCGCGCGCGCGTTGTCTCGCGTCGCCATGTCCTCGACGAGGCTGGCCCGCGCCTGGTCGGCCCGCCGCGCCTCGAATGCGTCCAGAACGCGGGGCGCGAGGCTCAGACGCAGTCGCGACGCCCGCTCCTCGAACGCGGGCCGGATTTCGTCGAACACGTTGTCGTCGGCGAAGCGCCGCGTGAACGCGCCGAAAGCGGCATTGAAGCCGGCCGGGTCGGCCTTGTGGCGCTCGTAGAGCGCCATGGCTTCCTCGTCAAAGCGCGCGCCCACGCGCGACAGGTAGACGTCGGTGCCGACCTCGTCGCGCGTGCGGTCGCGCAACGAGAACCCGCCGGTCGGCCGGAACTGCGGATCAAGGCCGGCTTTGAGGCCGTCGCGGCGCGCCTCCTGCACGGTGAGCTCGTCCGAGAACCGGCCGATGCGATCGGCCAGCGCTTGTCCGACGCCTGCGACGCGCCGTTCGTTGGCGCCGCCGCTGCTCGGCACGGCGTCGATGCTGTCGACGCGCCGCGCGCGCGCCGACAGCGCGGTGGTCTCGAAATCGATCGGCTGCGCGCGGCGGTTGATCATGATCAGCCCCGACGCGCCATGTCGATACCCGTCGACACGAGGCCGCTCACCGCCTCGAACATGGATCGGCGGCGCACCGACCGGGCTTCGGCCATGAGCGCCGATCGTTTCTGGTCCAGCCGGGCGAGGCCGAAGCGCGTGGTGCTGTCCTCGACGCCAAGCGCGCGCTCCGCGTCGTCGCTGGCCTGCACGCGGGCGACGGCCGGCGTGCCGAACGACGTGTCTATGCCCGATGCCGCATACGCCAGATCGCGCTCCGCGGCCTCCTGGGCGAATAGCTGCTTCATCCGCGCGCGCCGATCGGTCGTTTCGATCACGTCGCGCTGCTGCTGCAGGCGCGTGTCGGCCGCCTGCGAGCGCAACGCGCGGGCTTCCTCGCGACCGGCCGCAAGCGTGGCTCCGGCCGACAGCAGCGCGCCGGCGCCCTGCAGGATCGACAGAAACGTCGATCCCGCGCTGGCGGCCGCCGGCAACGCCGCGGCGGCCGTCGTCGTCGCCGCGGTCGTAGCCGCCGTGGCGGCGGTCGCGGCCGCGGTCGATCCGGCCGCCGCCACCGTGCTTCCGATCGCCTGCATGGCCGCCGCCGCAAACATCGCCATCTACGTCTTCGCCTCGATGACGAGGTCGCGCAGCCGCAGCCGCCCGGGCCTCGTTTGTGTGATGGTGACGATGCCGTCGGGTCCGTATCCGGCAAGCCCATGCACGGCCATTTCTCCGGTGAACGGCCGCACCGGAGCGTCGGCCATGTGCCCCGCCTTGTGCAGCGCCTGATCGCGCGGCGGCAAGCCATTGGCTCCGACGGCGATCGAGGTCGTGTCGATGAGTTCGCACCGCGCCGTCGTCACGCGCACCGGCCGCGCGAGCTTGAGGTTTTCGGCGACGAGCCGCGCGGCCGGCGGCGGCGACAGCTCGGGCGGGGTCCACCGACCGACGGTCACGGCGGTCGCGGCGATTGGCAAGGTGATGGACTGCCCGCGCACCACGTACGGTCCCAGCACGTGCCCGTCCGCCTCTGCCCACACGGTCGCCCCTTCGAGCATGGCGAGATCGGCGACGACGGCCGACGGTTCGCCGACGCGCGTCACCGCCTGATCGAAATAAAGGCCTTCGGTCATTTCCTCGAGCACCAGGCGGGGCGCGCCGTCGATCATGCGCTCCACGATCAGGAGCGGCCTGTTGTCCGGTCCGCAGGCCACGTCCTTGACGACGCCGTCCGTCGGCCAGCGCGCGAACGCGACGACGTCCTGGTCCTGCAGCAGCATCGCCACGACCAGCAGGCCGTCGCCCCGGACGAGCATGTAGCGCGCGGCGTCCAGCGCGCCGTCCGGCCTCTGCAGCGCCGTGGCTCGAATGTCTTCGACCAGATGCGAGGCGAAAAGGCTTATGGGCCGCGCTTCGTAGCTCTGGCTGACGTCGGCATAGCGCGCTGCGTAGATCATGCTGCGCGAGCGCGCCACGAACAGCAGATCCCCGTCGCTTTCGACGACGTCGCAGCCGCGCGCGGTGCCATGCCGTGAGCATTGCACGATGTTGACCGCCTGGGTCCGGTTGACCGTCCGATCAGGCGAATAATATTCGGCTTCGCTGGTGAAGATCACGAGATGCCGTGCGCCGACGATCTGGCGGATTTGCTCGGACCCGCGCGTGTCGAGATTGATGAGGATAGCGCCGTCGGCCTGTTCGATTTTGATGTTGCAGTTAAAATAGTCCGACAGCGCGGACGCCAGCACGGCAGAAGGGCGCGAGCGGAACCCGGCCTGGATCAGGCGATCCTGCCAGAACTCGGCGTCGGCGGCGTAGCCGCGCGCGGCCGAGAACAGCGCTTCGCCGCCCGGGTCGCCCTTGACGGTGCGCGACAGGAACGCCGCGGCGTTGGCGGCGCTGACCACCTGACCGCTCAGCACGAACTGCCCGCCCGGATTGTTTCCGCCGGTGAACGTGATCGTGGCCTCATGCGATCCATCCGTCACGGTCAGGCTCGGCGTGACCGTGATGCCCGCGTCGACGCCGGCAAGCGCTTCGATCTTGGTCTTCAGATCGGCGCAGAACGCCGTCCAGTAGGTCGGAAACGCGCCGAGCGTGACGTTGATGGTCGCGGCGGCGGCCTCCTCGCCGTTGACGGCGACGACCAGCGCAAGCTTGTCCGGCCCGGCGGTGCGATCATAGCGCAAATAGAGCTGCCAGGTCTCCGCCACGCGCGAATACACGCCGCCGAGATCGACCTCGGGCACGTTGCTGAACGCCATCGGGGCGAAGCTCCAGTCTTCATCCGCGATGCGCAGAAGCCGTCTGGGCGCGCGGTTTTCATGGAACATCAGCATGGTGTCGAGCCGTTGCTCCACGCGCAGATGCCGGATCTCGTCCGGCGTGTACGGATGCGCGATCGACGCCTGGAACATGGCGCCTCGAAACACGTCGATCGCGTCTTCGGTGACGACCAGGTCGAGCTGATCGTCGACGGCATAGGAAAACGGCAGCACGCGGCCGACGCCTGCGGCAGCGTCGCCGGCGCGCACCGTGACGCCCGCCACCGCGACGACGCGCGTGCCGCCGCCGGCATCGACCATGATGAGGCGCACGCTGCGCGTCGTGGCGAGGACGTCTGGCGGCAGCGCAAAACGGCGGGCGATGGGCGTCGCGCCCACGGTCACTGTCTGCAGGCGCCGCCATGCGCCGTCGAACACCTCGCAGGCGATCGTGGCCGGGCCGCCGGCGCACGACAACGCATCGACGTCGACCGCGCTGACCGCCGTCGGAGCGGCAAGACTGATACTGGCCACGATCTGCTCGGCGGCGACCGGTCCGGTCGACACGTTGACGATGGGCGTTGCGGGCGTCAGGCGCGGGCGCAGCGTCGTCACGTGACGCGTCCCGGGCATTTGCCGCACGCCCCCTTGCGGCACCGGCTGCATGCGCGCCATGCGCGACGCGCCCGCGTAGAACATCTTCAGGTCGCTGCGCCCCAGCATGTCGGGCGACAACTCGCCGTTGTTGAAGTTGGCGCGGAGCTGACCCGGGCGGGCGACCATCAGCCCCACCGCGCTTCGGTCAGAGGATCGTCCATCCACAACGGCGCGCGATTGACGTTCGACGCGACTTCTTGGGCGATCGCTTCGGCGAACAATCCGCCGCGACCCATCATCTGCGGCGCGCCAAAGGCCTCTTCGTGGAGGTGCTGATGCAGTCGGATGTCGCCGGTCACCGGCACGGCCAGCGCCGCGGCGACGGCGACGATGACGGCCGTTCGAAAGGCCGGCGGCCACAGCTCGGGATCGGTCGCGACGATGAACGTGGCCCAGACCGGGCTGGCGTCGCAGTAGAGCATGCGCCCTTCGATGGCAAACCGGCGCTCGGGATGATCAGGCGCGCGCGGATCGCGCAGAACCTTGATGCACGCGTGGAGGCGCTCGGGCAGCTGGTACGCGTGACGCCAGCCTAGGCGGTCCTCGGCAGGACCGGCCTCGTCCAGCCGCACGGTCCGTCGCGCGAAGTTCCATTGATGCCGCGCCACCAGCATGTCGATCGTGTCGGCGAGCACCGACGAGACGCTTCTGGCGAGGTCGGTCTCCTCGTCGAGGCTGGACAGCATGCCCGCGCCAAGGCGCGCGAGCGCGCGGTTGGCGATGGTCACGAGATCGAGGCGATCGGCCATGACAGTTGCGCTCCAACGGCGTTGCGGCGCGCGGCGTCGGCAGCGCGCGGCGACATGATCAGCCGGCCGTGGTGGTCTGCAGCGCGACGGTCACGTTTCCGGTGGCCGGGACCGCCGTCACGATCAGCGATTTGAGCACCGGCGTGCCGCCCAGCACCATCGACGCGAAGATGATCGAGCCGACGGTGAGACGCGAGCGCGCGTCGTTGAAGTAGCCGGCGGCCTCGACGACGGCGGCCGCGTCGTCGGTGGCGTACGAGAACACGCTGATCTGACGCGGCGCGACCGCGCCCGAAGCGAGGCCGACCGCGACCTGGTGGGTGATGCGGGTGAGCGAACGGGTGGAGAATGCCATGATGAAGTCCTTTCAGGTTGATCGAAAGGCCCGGCGACGCCGCGCCGGGCCGGTTCATCAGGGCGTCGGGCGCGTCAGGGCGACGTTCATGGCGAAGCGCAGGCGGCGCACGCCTTCGGGCATCAGCACGGCGGCGCAGGCCGCCATGTCGTTGACCGCAAGGTACGACTTTTTCTGCGGCACGTAGTCGATCCTGCTGTTGAGCGTCTCCGCCTGCGCGAAGCCCAGCGATCCGGACGCCCACATGAACCCGTCCGCCTGGTTGGCGGCCGGCACGTTGAAGAACCGCTTGGTGGGGTCCGACATTTTCTGCGGCAGCGGAATGATGGTCACGCCCCGGTAGCGGCGCGCGCCGAGCGTGCGCAGCAGCGGGTATTCCGGGCCGACGAACTCGGCGCTGCTGAACTCGCGAAACACCTCGAGATGCGTCATGAACTTGGCGGGAATGGCCGCGTAGTACTCGTAGCCCGCCCCGCCCTCGTCGAAGATCTCGCCCTGCGCGTTGATGATGTCGGTGATCGAGATGGCCGCCGACCCGTCGCCGATGGTGGGGATCGCCGCGCCGGCCGCGTCGAGCGCGGCGATGATGATGCGATCGAAGCGCCGGCCCATCGCCATGCCCCCGCTTACCTGCACCTTGTCCTGTTCGGTCACCGACATCTTGTTGAGGTCGGTTTTCTTGATCCAGTCGTTGGCCTCCCAGTCGCGCATGGTCGCGGTGATCATGCTGCGATCGGCGTTCATGACGGCGACGTCTTCGATGGCCGGCGACTGTTCATTGGCCTCGCCGGAGCCGACGATGCGCCAGTTGACCGTCAGCCCATTGATCTCGTCGGGCGCGGTCATGGCGGGCTTCAGCGCGTAGCCCCTGTGCTGCAGGACGTGCGTGACGCCTTTGGTGTAGGCAATCTCGAACCACGCGGAAGCGCGTGCGGTCATGGTGATGTCCCTCGGATGATGGTTTGGGGTGCGCGTCCGGGCCGAGGGCCGTCTTGCGCCGGGTCCATCGCCGCGACCACGTGTGCGGTCGCGGCGCCGAGGGCCGGCGCGTCGACGGGTCCATCCCGATCACGCCGGCATCATGCGGTCGCGCGCGGTCGGTTAAGCGCGCGGCGCGTCGCCGTAGAGCCGCTTGAGGCGGCGATCGACCTCGGCGCGGTAGGCCGGATCGAATTTCGGCGACGTGCTGCGGTAGCGCGGATCCTGCATGGCCGCATCGAGACCCTGCTCGCTGTCGGCCGTGGCGGTGCCGCCCATGGCCAGCGGCGCTTCCTGCGTCAGTCGACCAAGCAGCTCGAACACGGCGTGCCCGTGCCGCGTGTCGCCGAGCGTGAGGAGCGCATCCACGGCTTCGCGCGGCAGCAGCTGACGCGCCTCGAGCGCCTTAACCGCGGCGATGTTGTCGGCGATCCGCCGATCGGCCATCTTGAGCTGCTCGTCTGGCGGCAGGCCGCGCGCCGTGTCCGGAACCAACGCCTGGCGTTCAGCAGCGATGTCGACGGATGGCTCGACCACGTTCATGTCGATCAGCCAGCCCATCAGCTCGTTCAGCGCCAGCGGGGCCTGCTTCTCGCGCAGCCCGGCTTTGTGAAGCGCCGCAAGCGCGCCTTGCACCAGCGCGTTGTCGCCGTCGGCGACGAGATACTCTTTCACCTTGTCGTTGGGCTCGAACGTGTAGCCGGTCGGATCCTTGGGCACTTCGCCGAACTGGGCGATATCGGCGCGCGCGCCCTGATACGCGCGCAAGATGCGGTCGATGGTTTCCTGATCGCTTTGGCCGGCGAAGTGCGCCGGCAGATCCTTGGGACGATACGGCCCGGGCGTCGACTGCGCGGCGGCGGCGTCGGCCCCGCCGCCGGTGATGGCGGCGGGGCCTGCGCCGTCCGGAGACGAGCCGGACGGCTTGCCGCCAGGGTCGCTGGAGCGCGACCGGGCGGAAGTGGTTGCGGTGGCGTCGACAGACGAGGTGGCGGCGGCGGACGTGCTCATGGGCTCCTCATGAGGGTTGGTTACTGTGGATCTTGGCCGAGCCCGGCATGCGCCAGCTTGGCGAGATAGAGAACGAGGGCATTCTCGCCTTCGCGCTTGCACGCCAGCGGGTAGAGCGTGACCGGGTCGCGAGCGAGCTCGGGCATGACGAGGGGCCGGCGCACCGTCACATCGAACAGATGTTCGAGGACTTTCCGGCCTTCGGGCGTCGAGAACACCTGCGCGGCGGCGCGCGCCACGTCGTCGCGACGCGACGGTCTGATCTGCGGTTGGTCCGCCAGCAGATGTTCGAAGCCAGGCAGCCGCATGTCGGCCGCTGCGCGCAACATGGCGTCGATCGGCATTTGCGCGCGGGGGTCGTCGAAGAGAACGCTCACGACGGTTGCTCCATCTCGGATGCCGCGCGCGCCATGTCGGTCAGCGCCGGCGCGGCTTCGACCATCTGCTGGGCGGCCGCTTGCTGCTGCATGGCCTGTCGCACCTGGGCGGCCTCGGCCGCCGTGTTGAGGTCTTCGGCGCGCACGCCCATGGCATGGCCGACGCGGGTGAGGACGTCGGGCCGGAAATACACCTGAAGCGCCTGCGGGCCTTCCGTCATGAGAACGAGCTGCATGAAATCCGTGGTCGCGGTCAGATGGTCGGCGCGCAGCGCCGCGGCCAACGGCGACAGGATTTCGATCTGCATCAGAAGCGGATCGATTTCGATCGCCTTGTCGATGATGCCCTTGCGATGCGCGACCTCGATCACGCGCTGGACCACGGCGGCGACCAGCTCGTTGATCAACCGGCTGAACGCGCCGATGTAGCTTTTCTGCAGCCGACGCTGCCGTGCGACGATCTCGGTCGCCGATTTCGGCGTCGCGCCGGCGTCGGGGATCCGGTCGTCGTACATGCCGGCCTGCACCTGCAGACGCATGTCCTCAAGGACTAGGTTGCCGACGTCGAGCCGCCCGGCGGACACGTCGAGGCGCGCCACGTCCGCGCCCATGACGCCGCCGGTGGCGGACATCGGCCAGAACGCGCCAGGCTGCAGGCGCACCGTGTCCGGATTGAACGCGCCGCCCGCGCGATAGCCCCAGATGCCCAGAAGCTGCACCGCTGCCGCCTTCAGCGTGTATTCCTGCGTCTTGTTCAGCGTCTTTATGGTCGGCAGGTTGAGAAGCAGCGGGCCGCGCCCGTAGGCTTCGCCCGGTACGCGATGATATCGACCGATGATCATCGGGCACGTCTTGTAGACGGCGGTCGCAATCGGCTCTTTGCTGTCGTCGAGATAGGCGGTCATGTCCCACACGCCGCCCGGGCGACGGGTGAACTGCTGATGCAGCGTAACTTCGTTGCCTTGGTCTTTCTCGTCTTCGAACCCTTTCGGGTATTTGCCCTCTGGCCACGTCTGACGGATGGCCCGCCTGCTCTGCGCGGTGCGCCAGAAGATGCCGTCGATGTCGTTCATGCCCCCAAGATCGATGGCGACTTCGTCGAACGGCACGGTGACGAAGCGCACCGGCCGACGCGCGTCGCCCGGCATGATCAGCATGGCCGCGGTTCCAGCGGCTAGGTCGAGGCAGAATTCGTGCGTGGCCTGGTCCCACTCGCCGCCGTTGAAGATCATGTGCAGTACGTCCGACACGCGCTCGAGGACGCGCGTCAGCTCGTCGGTTTGGTCTTCCGGCAGCTGCATGGCGACGATCGGGCTGGGCCGAAGCTTGAAAAACGGTTGGCCCGGCGGAAACAGGTCTTGCTGCAGCTGACCGGCGAACCGGAACGCGCTGACGATGGCCGTGTTGTCGAACACCTTCTCGACGCGTTCCTGGCCGCGGCCGACGCGGGCGGATGGGCGGCGGTACGGTATGCCGTACTCGTACGCCTCGTCGTATAGCCGCTGCCACAGATCGCGCTCGGCCCAGGCGCGCGCCGCGCGCGACTTCAGATCGTTCAGGCTGTCCATGCGCGGTCAGCCGCCGCCAAGCGTCTCACGGCGATCGTCGCCGCCGGCGAGCAACAGACGCCGCCCGCGCGCGGCGCGCCGGGCGCGACCCGCGCCTTGATCGGCTTGGGCCTCCTGCCGCTGCGCATCGGCGCGCTGCCGGGCCAGCTCGACGGCCTGCAGCTCGCGCGCCCGGCTTTGTTCGCGGCGCGCGCGCTTGTCGCCGCCGCCGCCGAACAGACCGCCGATGCCTTGGATGAGATTACCCACCGCGCCACTCCCATCGCTCGCTGCGGCCGTCGTCGCCGGCAAAAGCCAAGCCGACCAGCTGCGCCATCCGTCGTCCCGGCACGTGCCCTTGCGCCACATGGGCGCGGATGCCGACCGGCTGATCTTGCGCCAGCCTCGCCAGGGTTAACCGCGCCAACGACCGCAGCCGCAGCAGCACGGCCGCAGGCGGCGCCGGGCGGATCATGAGCCAGAGCTCGAACCAGCGCACGGCGTCGGCGGAGCCCAGCGGGTAGAACCCGACGACGGCCTGCAGCCTCTCGTCGAGCTCGAGCGCGATGCTTTCCGATCGCGCAAACTGCAGCATCAGGACGCGCGCCGTCGCGCGCGGGACCATCGGCCCGACGCGCAGCAACGTGAGAAGATCGGCGACCGTCGCCTCGCGCGCCTCGATCACGGCAGGTTCCAGTCCATGCCGCCGCTGCCTTGGCGGACCCCGGCGCGCATGGGCGCGCGAGCGCGGTTGCCTTGCGCCAGCGCGCTGATTGTGCCCGCCAACCCGAAAACGCCGAGAACGCCGTACTGCAACGCTTCGGCCGCCGTGCCTGCGAAATTCTTTATCGGCTGAGGATCGTAGGTTCCGTCGTGACGGCGACCGTATCGATATTCGCCGCCTAGCGCATCGATCAGCACCCGGCATCGCGCGTCGATAATCAATCTGGGCTTTCCGACCGACACGAACTTACCCATTAGCACGCCGAGACTTTCGCGACGCGGCGTGAATTCGTTGGTCGGGGCGGGCATGACACGGTGACCGATGGCTTGGCTGACGATATCCGCCCACGCCAGAGTGCCGTATTGGCGATCGCCGCCCGTGAACCCCGACGGATCGCAGCACAGCTGACCGAGCGGCAGCTGCCGAAACCGCATCGACAGCTTTGGCACCAGAGCGTCCAGAAACCGTTCGACGCCGGTTCCGGGCTGGGCGATGCACTCGTCGAGCACGCGGACTTGGCCGTCGGCCGCGACCTGGAACAGCACGGCGCCGGGCGATCCGGCCGATCCGCCGGCGCCGCCCTGGTCGAAGCCGATATGCAGCGGCAAACCGCCGATCGGCTCGAGCGGCTGCGCGGCGACGTTCAGCGCCTCGTCGAACTCGTCGTCGTAGACCGGAAGACCGTCCTTTACCCGACCCGGCAGCCCGTGCACCATGCGCCGCGCTATGTCTTTGGGCAGCGTTTGCGCTTCGATCTCGTATTCGCTGCGGCTTTTGCCGGCCCTGTTCTCGGCAGCCGCTTCCAAGCCGCCGGGCTGCCGGAAGAAATTTACCGTCTTTCGCTCGGTTTCAGGGTTGAAATCTTCGCGGAAGCTTCCGCGCAGGCACGCCTGATAGAGCGGATGTTTCGGGGCGGGCGGGTTGAAATCGAGAAACGCCACGCGCGGCCGCACCGTGCCTTCGGGCAGCATGGGCAGCGCGGGATAGCGCGCCGTGCGCGAGAAAAAGAATGGTATGGCGTCGACCGGCACGCCGTCGGCTTCCGTCGCCCACGCCCAGCTGGTTTCGTAGCTTTTGAACAGCAACTCGTAATTGACGTCGGCGATGGCGAAGAACTCGACGCGAAGGTCGACGGGCACGATGCGGTTCACGCCGTCGATCGTGCGCACGGTCGACAGCGACAATACGTGCACGGCCGGGCGATCTTGCCCACCGCTGAAAACCCCTGCTTCCATTTCCGGCGGAAAGATTTCGAACCAGCTCTGCAGCGTGGTGCGATAGAGCGACCTGTAGTTGTCGCGCACGACGGTGCCTTTGACGCGGATGCGGCCGTCGCGGCAGATGGGCATGGTGGCGAGCGAAAACCGGATGCCTTTCCAGGCGCTCGCTACGGTTTTGCCCGACCCGCCCGGCCCCATGATGGCGTCGATCGGACCTTGCGACTGGATATAGGCCGCGCCAATGGGGCCCGGCGGCGTGTATCGACCGAGCTGCCATTTCGGCGCGCGCGGCAGCTCGAACTCGCACAACGTCTGCAGCTGCTGGCGCGACAGAACGTTCACGCCATCGAGCAGGTCGCTCATGACGCCCCACCCCTTCGCGCGCGGGCGCGCCCTGACCCGCTGGCGCGCTGTTTTTCGTTTCCGGCCGTGGGTGTGAGACGGTAGGGGAGTGGGGAGGTCGGCGCGCGCGCGTTTTGACCCCCCGCCGGCCGGCAGGCAGGCCGGCGTCGAGGCCAAGGGGAGGGGTCGAGCGCACGCCCCAGCCGGCCGGCCGACGGCCCGCACCTGGCGCGACGCGCATGCGGCGTCTGCTGATTTTCAATCAGCAGACGCAACGCTGGAAACCTTCGAAAGATCAACGACTTGTTGTGCATCGATGGTGACCGCATCGTGCGACGGATCGCGGCTGATGTCGCCAAGATGTTGATTTGAAACGGTTTTCTGCGCGACTAGGTCGCCGATCACGATCAGCTGCCGCGGCCCGTCCGCCTTGACGTAAACCTGCGCCGGCAGGCGCTGATGGAAGTACGGGAGAAGCTCGGCCGCGGCCGCGCGCTGGATCTTGAGCACCTCGAGCGCCGCCTCGAACCCAGGCGCTTTGTCGAGCGGCCGGCCCGCAAGCTCCGCCGCAAGCTCGCGCGTATCTGCCGACACCAGCGCCGCCAGGAACTCCGCCGGGTCGCGATACCCGCGCGCCATCAGCCACCGCTGGAGCATCAGCGTCGATCGGTTGGGCGATCCCGGCGGTCGCCCGGCGCGCCTGGGCGTCGGCACGGCATGCCGCGCGAACGCCTCGGCCTCGCCGTCGAGCTCGGCAAACAGCCCGCCGTCCGGGTCGCGCGCGCCGCCGGGCGCGCCCGTGTGTGCGCCACGTTCCGCCCCGATTTCGGGCTTTCCGGCCTGTTGCGCCAAGCTCGCCGCCAGCGCCCCGACCACCGTGTCGTCGCGATGCATCGCAAATCCCCGATTTCCAATCATCATCGCCGCGCGGCGCGGTCGTTCACCGGGCGCGCCGCCTGCATTTAGTGCGATTTCGAACATCCTAACCGCGTCCTAACCGCGTCCTAACCGTAAAACTGCTGAAAAATCATGCTGTTATCTTAAAAGTTAGGAAGTTAGGAGGTTAGGGCTATTCCTATCGTGCGCGCGCGCACGTGAGGACGATTGGCCTAACCGCCTAACCATCCTAACCGCGTTGATTTCGTTGATGAATTTCGGTTAGGGCGCAAATCGCCAATCCTAACCGTCCTAACCGTCGCCCCTCGCTCGTCCGAGCGCGCTGACGTTCAGTTGAGCATGCGCTACGTTGGCGTCCGTCAATCGCGCGCATCGGAAAATCGTGATGCTCCAATGGGAACGGGAACTCCGCGATGCCCGCGCCGCGCTAGAACGGAATCCGATCACGTTGCATCATATCCTGCCGCGCTGAAGTAGTTGACGCATTCGGCGGGCGGGAACAGGTCGAGGATGCGTCCGATTGCGCCCCACAGACCGCCGATGGTTCGCTCGGTGGCTTTTCTCAGCAGCGCCTTGAGTTTGGCGAAGGCGTTCTCGATGGGGTTGAAGTCTGGGCTGTAGGGCGGGAGGTAGCGCAGGTCCGCCCCTGCCGCTTCGATCATCTGGCGCACGCGCGGGCCTTTGTGGCTGGACAGGTTGTCCATGACGACGATGTCGCCGGGCCGCAGCTCCGGGACCAGCACCTTGGCGACATAGGTCTCGAACGCGTCGCGGTTGATCGGCCCGTCGAGCACCCATGGCGCGATGAAGCCGCGCAGGGTCAGCGCGCCGATGAAGGTCGTGGTCTTCCAGTGTCCATGCGGGACACCGACCCGAAGCCGCTCGCCGCGCCGGTCGCACGGTTCATGCCCTCGATGAAGGCCGCGTTGATCTCCGGCCCCATGCCGGCCGGCGCGATGAGCGTCAGCGAGGCGACGAGATCGGGCCGACGCTCCGCCAGAAGCGCGCCGATCGCCCCGCCGAGCGAATGCGCGACGACGTGGACGCCCTCCGGCGCGACGCGGGCGATGGTGCCGGCCAGCGCGTCGGCCATGGCCTCCGCGCTGTCGGCCGGGACGGCGTCCGTTGAAAGTGATGCGATGACCACGGACGCCGTCGCATCGTGATCACTCCGCCGGCGCGGGCTGCGCGTCCGCCTGGTGCGTCTCGTCGAAATACGCCGTCACGTCGATCAGCACGCACTGCGCGGCCGTGCCGTTGATTTTGCCTACCGGCTGCGCCAGCGGCTGCCGCACCACGATCGGCGGCGGGCCTTGGCGCAGCGCGCTGGCCCACACGCCGTTGCGCCAGATGGTGTCGCGAAACAGCAGGTTGAGCGTCGGCCCCTTGAGCGGCACAAACAGCACGTAACCGGCCCGCCCCGTCCAGCGCAGCCCCGGCTGCACGCCGAGCCCGGCCGCGGCCAGCCGCCGGCGCGCCTGCTCGATCGTCATGTCGATGTCGCCCTTGTCCAGACGATCAAGCACGTCGCCTACCGTCGGCTTCTCGCCGCCCGCCCACAGCGCGATCACGCTGTTGAACAAATGCTCCAGGCAGTCCCGCCAATTCTCGCCCATGGCGGCCAGCTCGGCCGCCGTCGCGTCGCGCACCAGCTGGCCCACGCGCGCCTGGTCGGTCACCGGCAGGCCGACGGCCTCAAGCGCCTCTTCGCCCACCAGCGTCTGCGCGGCGGCCAGAAGCGTGCCGAAGGTCGATCGGGCCCGGGGCTCGAACCCCGCCAGGCGCAGCGTCTCGTCCCAGTCGGCCAGATTGCGGCGCATCTCCGCCCAACCGTCCATCAGCCGCCGCAGCATCATCGCGCCGGCGACCGAAGGGTCCAGCGCGAACCGCGGCGCCACCGAAGCGCGATCCAGGCGCTCGAGGTTAAGAACCGCCATGCGCGATCGGTCCTGGTTGCCCATGGGCGGCGGGTTGATCGCCGAAAACACAAATGAGCTAGCCAGCGCGAACGAATTGTTCTGCAACGACGACGAACCGCGCAACGCCAGGGATCCCGAATACGCCTGCCTCGCCAGCTCTATGATGCTCTGCGCGCGCCCGCCATCTTCCGGCTTGCTCTCGAATTCGTCGACGGCGACCGGCAGGCTGTCCTGCCGAATGCGGGTATAGATGCCTGCGGCCGACGTATTGGCCGACGCCACCAGAGCCGGCCCGAACAACTGCGCCATGAACTTGTGCAGGCTCGACTTGCCGACGCCCTTGTCGCCGACCGTGAACAGCACCGGCCGCTCGTCCAGCGCGCCGCCGTAAAACGCCGTCGCCATCCAGCCGAGCAACAGCAGCGGGTCGATCAGCGGCCGCTCCCAGCGCCACGTCATCAGGTGCTCCAGCAGCAGCCGGCCCGGGCTTTCGTCGTGCGGCACCGGCTCGCGCCATGGCGCCATGATTTCGGGCCGCAGCGCGTAATAGCGCCCGTCGATCGATCCCGGCGTCGCCGCGCGCAGGCCGCGCCCGTCGACGGTGTAGATCTTTCGGCCGGCGTGCCAGACGAACAGGTTTTCGGCGCCCACGCGCCACCCGCCGCGGCCGCGCACGCCGAACACCGGGTCGAACGGCCCGCGCTGGGCGCAGGCGCGCACCAGGCAGTTCCAGGCCAGCTTCGTCTCGATCTTCTTGGTGCTCCATCGGCCGGGCTGATCGCCCTTTGGATTTTCCCAGGCGGCCCAGTGATGATGCAGGTATTCCGTCGCCCCCTTGAACAGGTCGTTGAGGACCATGTCGTTGCGGTTGCGCGCATGTACTTCGATCATCTGGCCAAGCGGATCGACGAAATACGCCAGCTGCCCGTCGACGCCGAGCGGGGCCACGGGGCAGTCGGGCGGCAGGTTGCGTTCGGGGTATCCCGGCCATTCGTTGGTGCCGTAACCCCAGGCCTGCGCGTCCCCGGCCGGCCGGATCGGCGGCGCCTCCTCGCGGGCGAGCGCCGCCTCCGCCTCGCCGAACAGGCCGCGCAGCGCGGAAATGATGGTTTTGCGCGCCATGCGGCCGTGCGTCGGTCGTGATCTGCAGAAATGCGCGCCGGCGTCAGCGCGTGGTGCGCCGCGCCCGCTGCGAGGACGGCGCCGGCGCGTCGGCGTCGCCTTCGGCCGCTGCGGCCGGCGTCGGCGCGCCACACGTGTCGTCGGTCACGACCGCGTCAGCGGCGGTTTCCACGCGCAGCGCGCGGCCGGGCATGGTCGCCAGAGGGTCCGGCAGCATCTCGAGGCTGCCGCCCTCGATCGAAATGGTCACCGCGTCCTGCGACGCCGGCTGCAGCAGCGTCCTGGCGCGCGCGTCGGCCGCCAGGAACTCCGCGGTCCGCGCGGAATAGGTCGCCAGCAACGTCGCCTGCCACACGCGATAGGCCATCCGCGTCGTCGCGGAGACGTGGTCGAACAGCGGATTGGCGTGCGCGCCCAGGGCATGGGCGCGGATCCACAGCGCGTCGACGGGCGCGTCCGGATTGGTGAGCGCGAAGTCCGCCAGCTGCGCCGCGATCGCGCTGCGACGGGTCTCGTCGCCGATCGTCAGCCCGTCCGACAGCCACATCAGCTGCTTGCCGGCGATCGCCTCCACCGCTTGATGCGCCACGCGCAGCGCGATGCGGCGATGATCGTATTCGTCCCTGCTCATGCCTTCGCGCGGCCCGTCCATCGCAACGTTGCTTGAGCCCACTTCCCAAACACTGTCGTTCATCTGTCCATTTCCTTGATCATGTCGTTTATGTCCTTGCCCGCCGCGCTGCGGATCACGCTGATCGGCTTTCCGTGCCGCTGCAGCGCCTCCATCGCGCGGTCGAACGCCCTGAGCGCAGCCAGCTCGTCCCAGTCGTTGTCGGCGCACACGATCACGCCCGTCACGGCCGCGTGCCACACCGGCGCATGCGCGAGGTTCGCCAGCGACGTCACGGCCCACACGCGCAGATCGCGCCGCAGCTGCACGGCCGTGATCGCGTCCTCAAGGCCCTCGGTCAAAACCACCGGGCCGCGCAGACCCATGGTCGCGGCCACGTCGGGCGCGACGCCGCTGGCGCCGTGGCCGACTTGGATCACCGATCCAAGGATTTCGCCACGCATCAGCTTCGGCGCGTCGACCGCGGCCTTGCCGCCGCCGTCCTCGCGCAGGAACGTTACATGCGCGCCGCTGATCTGACCCGACGGCAGCGTGACCGCGCAGACGATCGCGGGCAACGTCGGCCCGGCATGCCATTGTCCGTTCGGCAATCGCCAGCCGCTCTTCCAGTGCTCGGCCTGCCCGCAGCGCACGTCCCTGGTCAAAAAGGCGAGCGTGGCCCGCTCGATGCCGCGCGTCGCCAGATACGCCTCGGCCGCGGTGCCGTGCAGCTGCGGCCGCGCCGCCCACACCAGCCGCCTTGCCGCCGCCAGGGATCTCGCCCGCCGCGCGGCCTCGGCGTCGTCGTCGCGCTTGGGCGCGGCTGCGCGCGTCACCGGGGCGGCCACGAGGTGCGGCTCGCCCAGCCATTGCGCGGCGAACGCGCGCGCGCCGCGCCGATCGAGCCCGCGCACCGCCATGATCAGATGGATCAGCGTGCCCCCGGTCGCCGCCGGCTTGTCCGGCCGGCCGCCCCAGAACGCCACCAGGCCGCGCTTGCGCCCGCGCAGCACCACCGCGACCTTGCCGCAGCCCGTGTCCTCGCCGCGGGCCACCAGCTCGCCCGCCTCGAGCCGCGCGCCAGGCAGAAGCTGCCGCACCAGGTCCTCGGCGCGCGCGATCAGCCTGTCGAGGATCGGATCCGCGCTCACGGTCATCGCGCGGCCGCTTTGGCCGCCAGCGCGGTCATTTCGGCGTCCGAAAACAGCACTTTGAGCATGGTCGT